CTTCAATATACAGTTGCCGCAATGGTGGTTGATGTATTGAAAGTCGAGGCAGCGCACCTACCTGCGATAGCGGGAACAATCGTGTCTGAAGTTCGGTTGGGTGATGCGACGATTAAAGTTGCTTCTTCAAAGAACTCCATTGATAAGATTGTGCAGAACTATGCGAATGATTTACAAAGCTATCGGAAAATGAGGTGGTAATATGCTAAACACTTCATTCATGCGTGCTGCCTTGTCAAAAATGTACTCGGATGTCGTATCCGTAAAGCGGTATTCCGAATCCGTTAGTGCAATTGGCAGGACTAGCATTGACGAAGTCGTGGTGTATAGTAACATCCCATGTCGACTTTCCAAGAAGTCACCCTCTGCGAACATGCAGACAGAGTCGAGTAATACACTCGATGATTCAGCGATGTTGTATCTCGACAAACAGTACATCATCCGGCAAGGTGATGAATTGTATCTAACCCACATCGGTCGGTCCTATCACTTTCAAGCAGGTGAGCCATTTGTTTACGAAAGCCACCAAGAGATTGTGATTAGTAGAAAGGATTATGCGTAATGGCAAAACCTAAAATCGACCTTCGTGAGTTAGATAAACTTGCTAACCGATTGGAAAACAATTATGAGTCCGTCCTATCTGATGCGGTAGAGGAATTTTTGCTCGAGATGGCATTCCGTTTTGAAGCGAAGGTAAAAAACCTAACTCCTGTTGGAGACGTTGACGGCGGTACATTGCGGGCCAATTGGAAAGTGGGCAGCGTTACGAAACAGGGGGATAACTTCATGATTGAAGTTTACAACCCGACAGAGTATGCGCCGTTTGTTGAGTTTGGGCACAGGCAAACACCTGGACGATTTGTTCCCGCGATTGGTAAGCGACTGAAGAATAGTTGGGTGGAGGGTAAATTCATGGCCACTATATCCACCAAGGATTTAGAACGTGAAATGCCTGGTCACTTAAAAGGCTTCAAAGACAAACTGATTGGGCGGTTGCAACAATAGTTCCTGCTAGAGAGGTGTAAATATGATGGTTTCAACTAATGCGGTACGCGATGCTGTTGTGAATACACTTCATATCGCGTTTCCGAACATTCGCATCTTTGACGAGCGAATCAAACAGGGCTTGAATGAGCCTTGTTTTTATGTGAAGGTTGTCGACGTTGCAAAGATGTACAAGTTAAATCTGCAAGAATACCGAACAATGCTATTCGATATCCATTATTTCGCTGACACGTATGAAGAAGCGCACAACATGGGTGAAAGTTTGTTCAATGTGTTCAGTGATTTCGACTTGAATCAGTCCAACTTGATTACTTCAAGACAGGACTACAACATCGTCGATGATGTTTTACATTTTTTCATTGAATACAAAATCCATTAAAGGAGTGATTGAGCATGGCATTAGCAGGTAAATCGGGCAAAGTTATGATCGGAACATCAAACGTATCTGAGATTAAGAACTGGAGCGTTGACACAGGGGCAGATATGCTAGAAGACACTGTCCTTGGCGACGAGTGGAAAACATTTATCGCTGGATTGAAAGAGTGGAGTGCTAAAGCAGAGGGTCTATTTGCTTTAGACACGGATACAAACGGACAGACTGCACTCCAAAATGCATATCTCTCCGGAACGCCTGTAACTTTAAAGTTATACGTGTCGCCGACTAAATTCTACAGCGGTTTCGCTCTAATTTCGAGCTTGAGCGTTGAAGATACTGTCGAAGATATTGTAAATATCTCATTCGAGTTCCAAGGTTCTGGACAGTTGTCGTTCACGTAACAATTGACAGGTAAAATGGGCAGTCTTATGGACTGCCTCTTTTATTTTATTAAGGAGGTTTTAGTGTGGCAATCAGTGGTAAAGTAGGCGCAATATACGCCCAAACAACAGACACGGCAGCTGCAATGACGAATGAGGCAACAACGGCATTGAGTGGCGCAGGGATTACAGCATACACGCAATACAGGATTATAAATACAGCCCGCAAATACATGGATAAGAACACGGCAGTTGTCGTTAAGAAGAACGGAACCGTCGTCTCGAGCGGTTATAGCGTAGATTACATTGGCGGAACTGTCATTTTTGACGCAGCACTACTAAACACAGACACTGTGACAATTACTGGGTCATACTTAACCGTATCCCAAGTGGCTTCATTCTTTAACTGGTCTGTGGACATGAGTGGCGATACAACTGAAATCACTACATTTGCTTCTGCAGGATGGAAAGAGTTCACACATGTCGTTAATTCGTTTACTGCAAAAGCAGAGTCTTACCTTGACAATGATGATTTCCTTACTCGCCTTGGCTCGGAGATGATTGTTGTTTTTTATGTGGACGGTGGGACAAGCAAGAAGCGTTATGAAGGATATGCCATCGTCAGTGCAGATTCTACAGAACTTGAAAACGATGCCATTGCGCAGCAGTCGCTAGAGTTTACTGGCGTTGGAACTATCACATACAGAGAGGGTTAAGAACATGAGATTTGCTACTCCAATCAAGTTAGATAAAGAACGCAACTTACGTTATAGCATCAAGTCGATTAAACACATTGAACAATACTTCGGATGCCCAGTTAAGAACGTGGATTGGGAAAACCTTACCATCGATGGATTGATCGCAGTAATTCACGCCGGATTAAAGCATGAAGACAAGGATTTAACGCATGATCAGGTAGAGGATATTTTGGATGCAGTTGAAGATTTAGACTACGTGTCCAAAACATTGTCAGAAGCCATGCAAAAGAAAGATAACGCAAAAAACGAGTAAAGACCAAAAGTGAAAGTGGAAATACCGAGTTCGACTGGGAAGAAATAGCCAGTTCAGCTTTTGGTCTTTTAGGTTTGAAACCGCATGAGTTTTGGGACTGTACGTTTGAAGAGTTAGACCTGATGTTTGAAGGTTACAACAAACGAAGAGAACAGGAACTCAATGATTTGCTCACTGTGGCATGGTATTCTGCGGCATTTGAACGACAGAAGAAACTGCCTAAGCTTGAGTCGCTTCTCAAGAAAAGCAAGTCACAGAAGCAACAGCAGCCTAAACCAATGACGTATGAAGAAAAGATAAAGCTGTTAGAAAATAAAGGTTTAGCCTTGCCGAAGGGGTGAGCATATGGCCGGGGATAAAATTGGCATTAAGTTAGAAGTGGATGTGAATGACTTCAAATCTGCCTTAAGTGAGGCTGGAAGAGCAGTCGGAACACTCGCGACATCGTTGAAAAACGACTTGGGTAACGCACTGACAAATGTAGCAAATGATGAAAATAAGTTATCTACATCTGCGAACAATGCGGAGACTCAGCTTAAGCAGCAGGAAAAGGCGGTTGGCGGGTTAGCAGGTACGTTTAAAAACCTATCCTCTCAACTTTCGCAAGCCGGTAAAGATATGGAAACAAAGTTTGCCAGTATTAAAGATACTGCAACAAAAGTACAAGGAATCGGCAAAACAATCGGTACTACATTTACAACGGGTGGGGTCGCAATTGGTGCTGCACTTGGGTTTGCAGTTAAGAAAGCCGCAGATTTTGAACAAGGTATGGCGGATATTAAAGCGGTCAGTGGCGCTACAGGTGCAGAAATGAAGACACTCTCCGCATTAGCAATTGAGATGGGCGCCAAGACCAAATATAGTTCTATTGACGCCGCAAAAGGCATTGAGGAACTAATCAAAGCCGGTGTGTCCACAAAAGACATCATTAATGGCGGTTTAAAAGGTGCGCTCGACCTTGCAACTGCAGGCAACCTTGACTTAGCAAGTGCCGCTGAAATTGCGAGTACAGCCCTAAATGCTTTCAAGTCGGATAATTTAAATGTAACGGATGCTGCCAACCTCTTAGCAGGTGCTGCGAATGCGTCGGCAACAGATGTTGGAGAATTAAAATACGGACTAAGCATGGTGTCGGCTGTTGCTAGTGGAGTCGGTCTATCTTTTAAAGATACATCTACTGCACTTGCCGTCTTTGCGCAAAATGGGCTGAAAGGTTCGGATGCAGGTACGTCATTAAAAACAATGCTGATGAACTTGCAACCGTCTACGGAAAAGCAGTCCAAAGCATTTGACGAATTAGGGTTACTCACAAAAGATGGAACAAGTATTTTTTACGATGCGAGTGGATCCATTAAAAGCATGAGCGAAATTTCAGACATCCTCCACGATAAGTTAGGCAATTTAACGGATGCACAGCGACAAATGGCACTTGAACAAATCTTCGGGTCAGATGCAATACGTGCTGGTAACATCTTGTATAAAGAAGGCGCTAAAGGTGTTACAGACATGTATACGGCAATGTCAAAGGTAACTGCTGCAGACGTAGCAGCAACTAAAATGGATACGTTCAAAGGAAGGTTAGAGACCTTAAATGGCTCATTTGAAACCATTCAAGTAAACGTCGGCAATGCGCTATTGCCAGTCATTAATCAGTTTGTTGGCGCTATTGAGAAACTAACCAATTGGTTCTCTAACCTTAGCCCAGGAATGCAAAGGTTTATTGCATTAGGTGCAGCATTATTCGCAGTCTTACTTATACTTGTAGGGGTTCTTGGTTTCGTGGCATCATCACTTGCAGCTGTTGCAGTCGCAGAATGGGCAGTAATTCTTCCGCTTATAGGTTGGATTGCAGTAGCTGCTCTTGTCATTGCAGCTGTTGTTTTTCTAGTTGTCATGATAAAGAAGCATTGGGATGACATCGTGAACGCCACAGTTTCTGCATGGAACTGGGTTAAAGAGAAAACAGTTAATCTATTTAATTCGATTCTCGATTTCTTGAAAAAGTGGGGGCCTACAATTCTTGCTGTCTTACTAGGGCCAATCGGTATCCTTGCGAAGTTAATCTATGACCACTGGGATAGTATTAAGAAGTTCACGCTAGCCATTTGGGATGGAATTAAATCTGGGATTTCCACCGCGTGGAATGCTGTTATTTCCTTCATCACGAATGGTTTCACAGCCATAAAAAATGGTGTTACAACAGCCTGGACAAATGTTAAGGATGCTTTCGCGAACGGGTGGAATACAGTCAAAGATTGGGCCGCAGGACTTTGGAAAGAATCGTTAGATATCGGAAAGAACTTGGTTATGGGTATGGTTGAAGGGATAAAAAATGTCGCAGGCAATTTGGCAGACTCCGCAAAAAAAGCAGTTAAAGGTGCTGTAGACGGCGCCAAAAAGTTCCTAGGCATTAAATCGCCATCACGTGTATTCATGGAAATCGGTTCTTATACGGGTGAAGGCTTTGCAATTGGATTAGATAAAACACAGGGTGATGTAATGGCTGCATCGAAGTCACTATCGAATTCCGCAGTATCTGCTGTGGATACATCCCGTGGCCTTACAACATCAAGTCCAGCAGCAAACCAAAGCCTAACGCTAATCCAAGAGTTGGACGGTCGCGTCATTGCTAAAAACACCATGGATTACATGAGTGGTACATTCCGAGTACGAGGTGCTGTAACATGACAACCTACGCTATCGTTATTTCAAATGGGTTAGGCTCAACAAACATAACCGCCAATACGAGAAGAGCAACGTGGGACAGAACAATTGATGAGTCGGCTAGCACACTAGACTTGGAATGTATCGGAATCACATCAGACTACACAATGGACACCATTACACTAACTGTGGATGGTGTCCTTCGTTTTACTGGGGTGGTTAAAGAGCAATCGACCGGTGGGGATGAAAACATCCTCTTTACAAAGTTAAGGTGCATTGATAGCACGGACAGACTGCAGCGTAAGATCGTGTCAAAAGTGTATTCCGACAAGACTGCAAAGGAAATTATTCTTGACCTTGTTTCGTCATATGCGACTTGGATAAATACGAGCCAAGTCGATGACATTGGTGCGCGGATTGAGACAATCACATTTAACTATGTGACATTCGCAACTGCTCTTCAAAACATTGCGGATACAGTTGGTGCTTATTGGTTCCTCGATAGCAATAACAAGCTACACTTCTTCCAAGATTATGACGAAATCACGACAAAGAGTTTTTCGTCCGGTTCGAATATCCTCAAAAACTCATTCGATCTAAAGACTTCGGCAAAGCAACTAGCAAACCGCGTATGGGTTATTGGCGCGAAAACATCGGCTCCGAACTACATTAATCAGTACTTTACTGGTGATGCAAGTAACGATATCTTCTCGTTGGCGTACATCCCAAACTACCCTGACGTATACGAGAATGGTGTGACAAAAACAATCGAAGTTGATAAAGGCGAGCCATATAGTACGGATTACGTCTATCAGAAAAAAGAGAAAGTCCTGAAACGTGTAGGCGGTAACTTGCCGAATGGCGTGCAACTCCGCATTCGATATCGACCAACCGTTCAGATTATCGACTACTTTGAGAACCAGGCGAGCATTAATACCTATGGACTTTATGAAAAAGTTCTGCGGGACAAGAAAATAACGGATAAAGCAGCAGCACGCCAGCGTGGTCGTACGGAATTAAGCCGGTTAAAAGGACTAATTCGATACGCTTCATTCTCCTCTCGAGATTGGGACGTTGCGGCAGGGCAGGTTGTGAACGTAAACGTACCTCAATTCGGATATGTCACGACCAGCCGAATTTTACGAGTAAGTATTGATTTTGAGCAGGGTGACATTATTGCTCATATCGAAACGCAGGAGGTGGTTGTATGAGTGCAGATAATGACTTGAGCGGATTGTTTGGACGAGTCAGTGCGTTAGAACAAGCAGATGAGGATTCAGACAATGTGCTTGTACAGATCATAAAAAACTATCCTGCAATTGGAATGACGACACGAGTAAGGATATTCTTGCACGACAACCGATTCTGTGGTGACTCGAATCCAATCTTTGGGGCAACGACAAGTGCTTCTACGTATCTGTAAGGGGGTTAAGCCATGTTAAATGTAACAGCCATTACAAGAGTACTATCATTCTTAGACACAGAGTGTACCGTGATTGCAGTTGGGTCAGGGTCCTCTCCAATATATAGTGCCGAATATTTAACAAATGAAACATTTAGGAATGTAGTGAGTTCATCGACGATTTCAAATAATACACTCATTAAAGAGATATACATCGATACTGCCAGCGCAAATGGTCCGATTTCGGAAGTCGGGTTATTTGGAAATGGTGCATCACTGGCATCCAATAGTGGTGATTTAATGGCCTCGTTTAGTACAAGTCTTTTTAAAGATAGCTCTCAAAGCCTAAATATTGCATTTGAAATTGACGTGCTGGAGGTGGTATAGAGTGGCTTATTCAAAAACAAGTTGGGTGGATCGAATGGTTCAATACCCAAACAGATTTACAAAAAGTAGTGAAACTCCTACACAAGTCACACTAGCAGCAGACCCGGGAGTTGTCACCAATGCGGGAACACCAATTAGTGCCTCTAATCTGAATAAGATTGAGCAAGGGCTGTACGACGCCCATATCGCAGCTGATGCTGCATTGGTTGCAAGAAATCTATATGCATATAAAAACATGGGAGGTAGTTTATAATGCCAGCAAACACATCACCGATTTTTCCAATTTCACAACGTTTTGCAGCGCAAATAATTAAAGTAGCAAACTTTGCAAAAGATGGGACGACCGCTTTTGGTATTCAAGGGACATCTCCTTCTTTTACAACAATCCTAGCGGCAGGACCAAATGGAACAAGAATTGACCAAATTAAAGTACGCGCTTTAGGGCCGAATTCCACTGGTGTTTTACGTTTGTTCGTGAATAATGGTTCAGTAAACCGATTGGTGCACGAAACAACTTTGTCGGGCACATCAGCAGCATCTACGCGCACCGTAACAAACCAAACAGCTGGAACGAACCAATTTACTACTTCTGCTGCTCATGGATACAACATTGGTGACATTGTGTATTTCTCTGTTTTATCCACACTTACTGCAGTTACTTTGAACAAAGCGTATTACATCGCGTCAGTACCGACTACTACAACGTTTACGCTTATGGACGAAACAGGAACGCTAGTTACGGTAGGTACAAACGTATCCGCTGCTACAGCAACACTTGTTAACATGGGTAACTTTGAGGGGGCTGCAAGTACAGACTTTGATGTTGCAATTTCAAAAAATACAACAGAAACGGCAGTACCTATCCCTTACTTGCCAAATGGATATAGTCTAGTTGCTACTATCAGTACTACGGGTATTATTCTGATGGGTTGGGCCGTATCTGCATTTGGTGCTGACTACTAGGAGGTGTCTTGGATGGCTCAAAGTAGTTTTGGTGGCTTTACAGCACCTCGGAAAGACGGAACTAGAATACTGCCAGCAACACTTTCCCCTGGATCAGATTTAACATTGTATTGTGCAGCATTTGCGGCCTTGTCTACCTCACCTACAAAAGGTCGTGGGTTTACTTTTGGTTCGGCAATCAATGGCATGATTCGAACATCATTTAGTATGTTTTCTGATTCTGCCACTCATACCCTGTATGGACAGATTTATAAGAACAACGTTCCTGTTGGTACATTGAGAAGTTTCTTTGAATCAGCCGCATATACAAGCTCGCCTACTTATACGGAAGATATTTCAGTCAAAGGCGGAGACCGTATTGAATTGTGGCTATGGTCTAGCGGTGGCCTAAGATGCCAAGATAGCGGATTTACCGTTGGGGCTTCGGGCCAAGGCAGCACAGGTTTTATTTCGATGTAATGGAGGTTAGCGATAGTGGAATTTAAGATACAGTATGTTGATGTGTCAGATAGACAAAGAATCATCAAAGAGAATTCAGATAAATTACTCGTTGAGGAACAAAACATTATCGATGGTAATTTCCTTATTTTCTCGGACGATTTGAATGCGAATAAAAACAAAGCCGCTACCGAGATAGGTAGTGGCTTAATTATTTCAATTGAAAAGGGGTAAATAACATGGACTTTGCACAAGTTGTACAAACTTTTGGTTTTCCCGGCGCGTGTGTTGTTGCTCTTGGATGGTATCTTAATAAAATTACAAGCCAAGCACGCGAGGACTCTATTCGCCGTGAGCAAGCTGCTGTTAAGCGTGAAACACAATTATTCGCGCAACTAGAACGCTTCGGAAAATCACTAGAGGATTTCAACGTAACGCTCGTCAAGATTGATAGTCGACTTGAACATCTTGAGAAAAAGGTGGAGTAGCAAATGAAAACTACAGAATTTTTCGCGAAGTTAATCCCTGACGTGCTTAAAGTGCGTCAGGAGGGCTCCAAGATTTTCCCATCCGTTCGACTAGCGCAAAACCTGCTTGAAACAGGCGGCGAGATTCACCATTGGTACAATCTCGGCGGCATCAAAGTCGGCAGGGGTAAGCCTAACAAATATTGGGATGGACAAGCAGTCCGTAAGGGAACGTGGGAAGTGTACTCCGGAACGACAGTCGACTGTAGCGCAAACTTCCGCGCATATACTTCGCTGTACAACTTCTACAAAGACCAAGACCTATTGTTCAACTTTGACCGATACAAGCGTGTACGCGAAGCCAAGACACCGCTAGATCAAGCGACAGCACTCGTAAAGTGTGGCTATGCAACAGACCCAGCGTATGCGGATAAGATTATCAAGATTATCGGGAAGTATCATCTTGAACAGTACGATGGACAGAAAGCTAAAGTCGCTACGAAGCCGAAGCCTGTGAAGTATAAAGTCATCACTGGGGACACGTTGTCGGAAATCGCAACGAAGCATAAGACCACTGTCCAAGCGATTATGAAACTTAACCCGTCAATTCGTGACGCGTCCAAGATTCGAGCAGGTCAGACTATCGTAGTCGGATAAAACTAGCCACCTTCGGGTGGCTTTTTTGCATTTTAATGATAAATTTCCTAGCATTTCATTTGTTTATGTTCTATTATTTTCCTTAAACACATAATGGGGAGATGTTAATAATGTCGACAGAACAAAACCAATTCACAGTTTACTCAAATAATTTAGAAGTAATGGCAACCCTATTTGATTTCACAATGCGATTTGAATTTATCGGACAAGCTGGAAAAACTGAGTTAGGTAATGTAACTGTTTCCCCTCAACACATGAAAGCAATTGTGCAATTGCTGAATAATAATCTTTTCGAATACGAGAAAAAATTTGGGGAAATCGTTCTTCCGAACGTAGAAATAAACAGTACATCAGTGAACAAGTAGGTGTATCCATGAGTGAAAACGTTTTTGAATTAAATAATCCATTAGGAATGAATTGCATACTGTCTCAACATCGGCTTGACAATCATATATTAACTCATCATCCCGAGATGAAAGGGAAAGTGAGACTAATGCGGTTGGCAATTTCCAATCCTGACTTTATAATTAAAGATAGAAGGAATTATTTTTCCTTTGTTCATGCCTTGAAATTGCATAATGCTAAGCGTGAGAACACATACTTAACCGTCAGGGTATCAGGTAGCAATTCGACAACAGGATTAGTTAATACCTCATTTATAGTCAGTAAGTTCGATCCAAACAAGGAGGGTGAAATTATATATGAAAAAGACAAAGATTCATTATGATTCTGAAGTCGATACATTATATATTTCATTCGGCAATCCAAAGCCTTGCTATGCCGAACAAATTGGCGATGGGGTCTATTTAAGGTTTGACGATGAAACCGATGAAATAAATGGTGTTACGATTACGCATTTCAGTCAAAACATTGATGGTTTGAAAAAACTGAAGTTACCATTTGATATTGATATCAAAGAAATCGAAAATGTACTACACTAGCCCGCCAAATGGCGGGTTTTTTTGTTGAAAAAAAGTTAAAAAACATCGTAAAAAACCTATATTATCTATTGCGAAATAGCAACAAATACTTTATAATTTTATATATAAGGAGGTGAACAAATTGGCAAACAAAAAGAAAAAGAAGTCTGAACCCGATAAACTGATTACACTTTCGACAGTCATCATCAGTTTAATCGCTTCGATAGTCAGCCTAATCAAATCGATTAGGGGCTAGGTTCAGCAAGACACGGTCGGGAATAACCGACCTGACCGTGTCACTTCTTTTTCATATACGTTATTATACCACGGAATCGAGGGTGTATGCCAAGTGAAAACAATGCGATCATGGATTATTGGAATCGGAATTACATCAATCATCATTTCGTTAATTTCAATTTACTTGAACTTGAGGTGAGCAGTATGACGCGCGATGAATTAACCAAAATCATTGAGCAAGAGTTAATGTCCACAAATGAGGTATCCGAATTACTAAGTGTAACCGTTCAGGCTGTACGTTCAATGGTTAAACGTGGAAAACTTGTACCACTCAAAGACGACGGACATTTGCGGTTGTTTTGGCGCAAGGACATCGAGCAGCGGAAACAGGAGTTAGAAACGCTGCGTCCCAAATATAGACCATATGAGTAAAGGTAGGGCCACTCATTTTGAGTGGTCTTTTTTTGTGTAAAAAAATATTTTTCAAAATAGAACATTATTCGACACGATTCGACAAACGATTTTTCAGATATTGTGTATTCTGTATGTGATGCAAATATTTGTATCCAATTTAACCTTTCATAGGGGGCGAAAAAATGAAGAAAATGTTTAGAAAGAGGTCTGTCGTTAGCGTCGCATCACTGCTTAGTGTGTCGATTTTAGCTGTAACTGTACAGTTTTCAGCTGGGCCAATCTATGCCAGTTACGAAGCGCAGGCAAGCAAGGGGAATTCAAATGAAGTGAAGATTCCGTACGATGCACATGGTACAGAAGTTATCGAGAAACGTACGGAGTATTCCAAGACGTTCTTAAATACGGATGGTTTGTATCGGAATGAAATTTCTCTTCAGCCAATCCACTTCAAAGATAGTAATGGTAAATGGCAAGATATCGATAATACACTTAGATTCAACAAATCAACTAACTCCTACGAGAATGGTGGGAATGCATTCGGCGTGGAATTCAAGTCTGATCAATCGGATAGCGGATACTTTGAACTGAAAGACAAAAATCGGAACATGAAGTTAGAACTCATGCCGATTGACACAACGAATGAAACACCTGACTTTTCAACTGAGAAAGTATCTGGAAATGAAATTACATATAATGACGTGTATACAAATGTAGATATCCACTACGAAGTTGGCAACGATCGCATCAAAGAGGGTATCGTCTATAATGAAAAACCACAGGCCGGTTTCCCATCGGACTTCACGTACAAAATGGACTTAACAGGTCTTGAAGTGAAAGAAGAGGGAGGGAATCTGGTTCTTTGTGATGCCATCACACATCAGGCACTCTACTATTTCGATGCACCTGTGATGTATGACTCCTACAAACCAGATGGCTTCGTTGCAGCGAATGGGGTTATATCCATTCCAGAAGAAGCAACATCTTCGGATATTAAATTGGACTATGAGGTACAAGGGAATAACTTGTTCATTCATCTCATTCCAAATCAAGAATGGTTGAATGATTCGAAGCGCGTATTCCCACTTACGATTGACCCAACTCTAGTAAAGTTGCAGTCTTCGACGTATGTTCAGGATACGAACTTACGTAGTAGCTTCCCGACACAAACGGGTGGGAACGACCTTGAACTTGGTGCAGGTATGTCCGGCGGAAATGTCATTCGTTCCTTGGTGAAATTTGACTTATCCTCCATTCCAGGTGCAGTGACAATATTATCGTCGAATTTGGATATGTGGTTTACTTCGACGAATAACGCTACAGCAAGTCAAAATATGGGGATTTACCGCGTGACATCAACTTGGGAGGAGAACCAAGCGTCATGGAACTATGCAACAACAACTCCATCTGATCCGTGGACGACAGCTGGCGGCGACTACAATACAACGAAATTGGCATCGATTACAGGTTTGACATCTCCACCTGCATTATCGAGTGGACCAGTGAAGACATCTATTCCAATTTCCACTGTACAAGCATGGAAAGATGGTACGGCACAAAACTATGGATTGCTCATTAAAAGTGATGCTGAAGGTACAAATGTATACAAAAAGTTCGCATCAAGTGAAAGTACTTTAGGTTTGTCTTATCAACCTATGTTGGTTGTTTCCTACCGCACAAATGCACGACTAGGGCTAGAGGATTACTGGCCATATGACGCGCATACGTTAACTGGTGGGACAAGCTATGCGAACCAAACAACCCTAAACAATATCGTACAGTACTCGGACTTCTATCTTCCGAACCGTGGTGGATTCGGATTGAATTTCACGCGCACGTATAACAGCAAATCCAAAGAAAAATCTGCTATGGGCTATGGATGGGTATTCACGGGAAGTGAGAAATTATTCATTGGTATTAAAGGTTCAGCAAATATCATTGACTATGCAGATGAAGATGGAACAGATCATGAATTCAATTACAGCTCAACAACAGGAACTTTCCTGTCGGGTCCTGGTAAATATATGTCCATCAAAAAAGAGACGGACAATGTAACTTATACGCTGACAGATAAGTTCGGCTATAAGTCGACATTTAAGGTCATGCAGTCCGGCAATGACATGGATGTTAAAGTAGCCTACATTACATCCAAATTTGATCGACACGGCAACAAAATCAACTTCGTCTATAACACAAATAATGTATTAACGAACATCGTAAGTGACTTCGGTGGGGGAATTACAAGATCAATCGACTTCACATATAACGGAAATGGCTTAATTAGTTCGGCCACATCTGCAGGGAATAAATATACGTACACGTATGACTCGAGTGGAAGATTACTGTATGCAGACCAATTAAAGGTAGCTGCTACAAACACGATTTCACGCACTACGTTTACTTATGCAAATGGGTACATGTCGAATATCACAGATGCGAATGGAAAGTCGACTGATTTCACCTATGTCTCTGGATACTTATCACAAATTCAAGATCCACTAGTAGATGTCATAGACCAAGGTACTTCGGCTCAAAAAAGACCGACGACCAAATTCAGCCTAGATAATGCAACGTTAACGTCAACTGTGACTTTTCCATCGGGAAACACTGCTACCTATCACACAAATTCAAATTATGTTGTAGATGTTGAGTATAAGGATGGCATTTATACGTATTATGATTTGGATAGTAATTACAACCCGCTAACGATTTCTGAAGATATTCGTTATCCGCTAAATTACATTACTGCGAAATCCATAATTTACACATACGACAGTAATGGAAATGTTACAAGCACCCAAGACCCGGAATACAACACAACATCTAGTACTTATACGACTTATTGCAATTTAGCATCGCGTACTGACGAAGATGGAAACACAACTTCATATTCATATAAGACAAATGGAGATTTGATCACTCAAGTTAATCCTGACTCAACAACAGAGATATATACGTACGATTCATACGGGGATTTAACGTCTATCAAACATGCAGATTTGAGTGTTGAAACAAACCAAATCAACTACACTAACCTGCAACAAACAAAATCAGTAACAGATCGTACAGGAAAAGTGACAACAACGGTTACTGATGCAAATGGTAATGTTATTTCTCGCACAGATGGAAATCAAAAAACATATCAGTACGTATACAATTCAAATAATGAATTAATTTCAGTAATAGATCCTTACAATAAGACTACAAACTATGCCTATGATGCTAATGGAAATATGACTAGTGTTACTAATGCAAACAGTGTTGTTACAACTCAGAACACATTTGATGCGCAGAATAAATTAATTTCCGAGACAAATGCTCTAGGGAAAGTGAAGTCTTACAAATATGACTTAAATGGAAATTTAAATGTAATCGAATTGCCTAATGGCCATAAAATATATAATGAAGTGGATGCAAATGGTCTAACTAAATCCATAAAAATTGATACTGCGTATAAATATGGATTTGTATATGACGACTTAAATAGGCTAACGAATGTTTGCTTGGCGTCACAAACTTGCACAACTACTAATGCGATGAAGCTAATAGCATATAATGACGCCGACGACACAATAAATTCAGTTACGGATCGTGGCAACACGATTTTATACACTTATAATGATCTAGTAACGGCATCAAATAGAAAAATGCAATACACTGTTAATGGAACAACAAGTTCACTCCTACATTCATTTAGCAATATGGATCAATTAACAAACATTTATAAAAATGGCTCGACAAGCAGTCTAGTGTCATTTACTTACGCGCAAAACAATGAACCGGAAAGTGTAAATTATTTAAATAACAGTTCTATCAATTATAGCTATGTAAGCACCCAGCTAGGTCAACCTAATGGTACCCTCAATGAAGTTACGTTGAAAAACACTGCGACAAATGTGTTTGACAAGTATGTTTTAGGGTATGACGCAAATCGAAACATCACAAAAGTAACTTCAACAGCAGGGGTTACCACGTATACCTATGATGACTTAAATCAACTAATTTCCGAGACTTTACCTAACGGTAAACTAATCGAGTACTCCTACGATGATGTAGGAAATCGTCTTTCAAAAGTGGAAAAAGTAAATGGTATAATTACTGATTCAAATAACTATGGTTTTAATGCTGGAAATCAATTAGTCAATGTAAATGGTCAAGCATATACATATGATGACAATGGAAACTTGAATTCAGATGGTGTGAATACTTACCAATTCAATGATTTCAATCAACTAGAATCCATAAAAAATAGTGCTGGACAAGTGATTGCTACCTATACATATGATGAATCAGGAAAGCGAATTAGTTCAACAACACCAGCAGGGACTATTAAGTATTTTTATGATGGAAACCAGGTTTTGTATGAAACGGATGGGAACAATAATAAATTACGTGAGTATACATATACATCCTCAGGATTACCTGCAACAATCACAATTGGAGGGAATACGTATTACTACTTAACAAATCATCATGGTGATGTCGTTGCAATCACAAACGCTTCTGGGGGGGTTGTCGCTACATATAGCTATGATGCATGGGGGAATATCCTCTCTCAATCCGGTTCACTTGCTTCTGTAAATCCATATCGTTATGCCGGATACAGATATGATGAAAATTCGAAATTGTATTATCTTATGGCTAGGTACTATAACTCAGATATTGGGGGGTTTCTATCCAAAGATCCAGTAACTGGAGACTTACATGATCCATCTTCATTGAATGGATACAATTATGCATATAATAATCCTGTGATGATTTTTGACCCGACTGGCGAAGTTGGGATTCTAATTTCCATGGGAACAAATGCATTTATCAATCTTCTGTGTTATATAATTCCGCTGTTAGTTGATCATGGGCAAAATTTTTATAAGCATATAAACTATAGAACTATGGGAATTGAAATAATGAAAGGTGCAATTTCAGGTATCATTGGATTCAATATTGGAAAGATAAAAACTCTTAGAATGCTAGCTAAACCATTAAGAAGAGTATTTGATGCACATCTAGCCCCATTAACATACTTCTTAATGAATTTCAGGAGCGGTTACAGTGGTGAAGGCCTCTACGAAGAAATTCTTTTCGCACTAATTGGAAACAAAGGTACAGTCATCTACACTACTTATAAATCAATTGTCAAGAAAGCAAAGAAAAAATCGCTATTCTCAATCTTTAGTTAGAAATGAGGGGAAGGGGTTATTTTGAGAAAATACAGCATTTCATGGACAAGTATTATTCTGGTATTTATAGTAGATTGCTTGCTTTGGAGGTTAGCGATCTACTGGAGTATTGAGCAAAAATCTGTCGATGTATACAAATTATTCGTGTTACTCATTACTTTGTTTTTTTCCTATACTTTCTACTGGTTAATTGAAAAAAGAATAAGAAAAAAGTATCTTTTTTGTGATTCTGAAGGAATTGTATTTAATTTTAATGGGGATAAATTGTACTGGTATGAAATAGATGATATATCCTCATCATTTTACAGAACTACAACCACAATAATTTGTGTCAAAGAAGAATTCAGAGCCGTTGTCGGACAAAGGCTTGGAGCAAAAAAAACTATGGAGATTTACCGAATTGAATGGGCGATTTTGGGACATGCCGAAAAATTTCATAACGAATTGATCAATAGTTTGAAGAAATATAAATAATTTTTTGCATAACTCACTTACGGAGTCGCTGTAGTTAAGGTGACTCCGTTTTTTAAGTAAATAAACTCTACTATGTGCTAATTAATTGAGGACTGAATTTTTGAGTTTGATGACATTTACGTGAACTGGATTGTTATAATAGTCGCACTTCTGACAATATTGCATGTCTCTGATTTGAATCAAGCGTTTTGATTAAATTAAGTTTAATTCTCGATTATATAGAAGCAGTCAAATTTTTATTTATGCAACCTATGTAATTGATTGAGTACAAAAACGGGGGACGGATTGGGGACGAATTGCACATAATTCAATGATATTTTACACATTATAAAATAATTAATATATTAAAAAACCTTATTATTACTTAGTTTATGGGTATTGTATTAAATAATAAAAAACGTGTGTTTTGACCTTGAGGGGGTGGCGCTCAATGAGCGTGAGGGTTCAAATCCCTCCGACCGCATACTTCAAAAAGTCTCGCGAAAGCGAGGCTTTTTTTGTATTACTTATGAAAACAATTGCCTTAAATAATTCTTTGTAATAAGCATACAAACATAATCTTTTTCATAAGAAAAATAATTTTCAAACCCAAACATTTTTCGACACCGTTCGACAGACAATATTTATATTTATTTAATAAAATTAAAAGTGGAGGTGATTAAAATGATTATTCCTGCAAAAGTACAAGGAGGAACTGTTATTCATTCTGCTATTGATATGGGTGGATTTTATTACATCGTATGTCATGCAGATCGTACTACGTTAAAGACGGAAATAGTTAGTGGAGAAATTACTTGTAAAAAATGCTTATCACGTAAAAGCGAAGTTTTCCCAGATTATCATTATAGCGAGCATGTAAATGCAGTTGATCATCCGTTTTTTGATAAGAATAAAGTCGATGGTTGTTTCTATGCTGGGTATTATGATGGTAAGCACAATCTACGAAAGAAAATACCAAAAACTGCGAGCGAAGATAATATTGCAGATTATGAAAAAGGATATTTACAGGGAATGAGTATATATACTTATCATTTTAAGAATGGAGATACAAAAGATAGACCAGTTAGTAAAGCGCCTAATGGATTGTTTCCAAATGATAAGAAAACTACAACCATAAATACAACTAAAAATGCAGGCTGTGCTACTTTAATTATTTCTGTTTTTACTGCATTATTGATTCTAATTTTTTCATAGCATTATTTTTAGTTTGAGTATTTTACAGAGGTATAAAATGATTGAATAGTTTAATTTTGAAGGTATCTTATATCATTTCACATTAGATAAATAATTTATCTTATAATAAAGATGTATTTAATAAATAGGAGGGATATTCATGAAGAAAATCATCATGTTTTTGGTACTTGCACTAATGACAATTGTTGCAATTAATAGTGTGAGCGCAGCTACTGTTAGTTGGAAAAAAGCAGGCACTTACAAAGTCGGAAAGGACATAAAAGCTGGAGAATATTTCTTGCAGTGTGCTGATAAAAATTTCGGTTGCTACTTCCAAGTTAGTAAAGATAGCACTGGAAAAGTGACTAGCATAATTACAAATGATAATTTCATTGGTAACCGCTATATTACAGTTGCTGCAGGCCAATATTTAAAACTCGATCGCGGGAAATTTGCATTGGCAACAACAGTTCCTAAAGTTGTGGCAGTTAAAGGTAAGTATCTACCGGGTATGTATAAAGTGGGTAAAGATATTCCTGCTGGTGAGTACAAGGTCGTTCCTACTGGAGAAATGGGCGGATATGTTGAAGTCGCAAAAAACTCTACTGGTGGTCTCACAAGTATTGTTAGCAATGACAATTTAACAGCTCCGAGTTACATAACTGTGCAAAATGGACAGTATTTAAAGTTAAATGATTGCTATGCAAAAAAATAATTGGAACACCTTAGTTAATTTGAAGAGCGCCATATTAATTAGTGGCGCTTTTTTTATCTTAAATTAGTGTCATGGAATTTTGTGAAATTATGACTAAGATAAATAAAAAATAGGGGCCAGCGTTTATGCTGGTCCCTTATATTTTATTTGTTGTGATGATCATTATATTCCTTATTGTTTTTAAAGGAGGTGAAAAATGGGAATCATGCAGATATACATTACTCCGGATGACATAGCGGAAAAGTTACAAATTAGTAAAAAGTCAGTTTACAATCTGTTGTACTTACCAGCTGAGAATGGTGGAATACCACATATCAAATTTAGTTCGGGTGGAAAACGGTTTACCAGACGTATCAGCTTAGATGTGTTTAATGAATGGCTAAATGCTCAAAACAATCTGTAGGAAGCGAATACATTGAATTGTTGAACTGCACTTACAGCTCCATATATTTAAAAAGTATAGATCGTTTAGAGTTCAGTTCATTACTAAGATACTATTTTATATAGAAGAAACACAACTTGTACAATGGTACTAACTTAGTACAACAATCAAAATTAACGTATTGTTTCTTTAAAAAGATACTACAAACTAATTTCGATAAAACCCGCATAACGCCTTAGTTTTTAGCAAAACACACGTAAATATTGCAAATATTTTTATGGCATGAGCAATCACGATGCAATTCGATTAGTGAGTTGAATAATGGACTGCAAGTTGGCCGATGGCTAGCTTGCAGTTTTTTTGTTCGGATGGGATGAAGCAGAGGGGATGAGA